AGTCCAGCATGCCCCAGATCATGGGCGGCGAGCAGGGCAGTGCGCCCGAGACCGTCGGCGGCATGGTCATGCTGTACAACAACGCGAACGCCGTGCTGCGCCAGCGCGTGAAGCTGTACGACGACACCATCACCAGGCCTCACATCGGTCGGTACTACGACTGGAAGATGGCCAACGATCCCGATCCTGCCATCAAGGGCGACTACGAGATCGACGCCCGCGGGTCGACTGCGCTGATCGAGCGCGACATCCAGAACCAGGCCCTGCTGAACCTGGCCAACATCACCAACAACCCGCGCTACATCCCGCACCTGCGCGAGCGCGAGGAGCTCAAGGCGATCCTCAAGGCGTTCAAGGTCAACCCCGAGGAGCTGCTCAAGCCTGAGGACCAGGTCAAGCAGGAGATGGAAGCGCAGGCTCAGCAAGGTGCGCCGCAGGATCCGCGCATTGCGGCCGCTCAGATCAAGGCCGAGGTCGACATGGCCAAGATCGCGGACAACAAGGAGGTCCGCGCCCAACAGGGCCAGCAGATCGAGTACAACCGTCAGCGCGAACAGGCAGAGTACGAGATCGCGATGACAGAGGCCGGCATTGAGCGCGATCTGTCCCTGACCAAGCTCGGCCAGGACGCACAGCTCACCCGAGAGCAGATCGCCGCGAAGGAGCGCCTCGAGGCACTGAAGATCGATTCGCAGCGTCAGATCTTCAACGCCGAGGCGGCGCTGCGAGTCAACACGGGCGCCGGCATCTGAGGTATCACAATGGCAATACTGGACATCACCGAGTACCAGGAGCTGACGGCATCAGGCCGTGGGCACATGGTGCCCGCTGGCCAGGAGCCTGCCCTGCTGAATCAGCAGGTCGCCATCGGCGCCTCGTCGGTCCAGTCTTCCGCTCTCTCCGACACGACTCGTTTCGTGCGTCTGCACGCCGATGTGGCATGCCGCATCGCCATCGGCGCAAACCCCACGGCTGCCTCCACGTCGATGAGAATTGGCGCCGGGGGCACCGAGTACCTGGGCGCTCGCCCTGGCCTGAAGATCGCGGTCATTTCCACTACCTAACGGAGCCCCCATGAACATCAACATCACCCCCTCTGCCGTGGCGGTCGACACCGCGGCAAACCTCCTGGCCTTCCTCGAGATGGCCAAAGAGCCGAGCAAGCTCAAGGCAGTTCTCGACAAGATCAAGTCTGCGCAGGATGCGGCGGCCGCTGAGGCTGCAGCAGCTCGCGAGGCTAAGGCCGAGGCCGACGCCACCAACGCGGCTGCTCAGCTCGCCGCGGCCGATGCCAACGCTGCTCTGGCCAAGGCACGCGAGGAGTCTGCACGTGTTGCGCAGGCGTCTGCCGACGCCGATGCCGTGCGCGCTGCGACGAAGGCCGAGCGCGAAAAGTTTGATAATTGGATGGCTGGCGAGCGCGAGGCGCTGGCTGCTGCCAAGGCCAAGGTCGAGTCTGATGCCGCGGCCAACGTCAAGCGCTCTACCGAAGCCGACATGCGCGAGGCGCAGGCCGACAGCGAGCTGGCCAGCGCTCGCAACTTGCAGGCCGCTGCCGAGAAGCTGCGCTTCGAGTACGAGCAAAAGATTGCGGCTCTGAAGTCGATGATCTGAAAGGGGACAGACCATGTCAATGACCAACGCCGCCGAGCACAATTTTCTCGACCTCCTGTTCCTCAACGTCGATTGGAGCAACATCGGCGACGCCGCCGGTCTGCAGAACTCTGCCACGGCGGGCTCGTTTTTCATCTCGCTGCACAGCGCAGACCCTGGCGAGGCGGGCAACCAGAGCACCAACGAGATCAGCTACACCGGCTACGCCCGCGTAGGTGTAACCCGCACGGCAGGCGGCTTCACTCGCACCGGGTCTACCATCGCCAACACCGCCCTGGTTCAGTTCGGTCAGTGCACAGGCGGCACCGCCACGGCCACGCACTTCGGCATTGGCACGGACTCTACTGGTGCTGGAAATTTGCTGCTCAAGGGTGCGCTCAACGCCAGCCTGTCCATCAGCAACGGCATTCAGCCGCAGTTTGCTGCTGGTGCCATGACCGCCACGGTGGACTGATGTGGTGTACCGCTGCGCCCACTGCCGTGAGCTGTTGACGCTGACCGACACCGAGTTGTCGGCCTGCTCGGAGCATCCTGACGGGGGCGTGGAGTGGTCACCCGACGAAGTGGAGTGGGCCCCGCTGGAGAACCCTGATGCCGTTTAGGTCCGTTGCCGAGGTGGCTAATGCCGTCGAGCAGGGGCGGCATCACATCCAGCATTTCATCCGCACATCGGTTTACGGTAGTTTCGGGACCAACCCGTTTGGTGATTTCAGCGTCGGCAGCGGCATCCCGTCTTACAACGCATACGTTGGCACCGCGCTTGAGGCCACGCAACTCATCGGCTCCCGCAACAACAGCATCTATGTCGGCCCCGGCATCAGCACGGAGCGGTATCTGCTCAGTATGTCGTTGACGCATGGCGGCACCACGGGCTTTCTGCCTTCGGTCTACTTTCTCGACTATTTGATGTTTTACCCGTACATCGACCTGGACAACACCGACCAGCAAGACTTGACCAACGATGTGACCTTGCCGCGATACACAGACGGCGAGGGTGTGCGGATGCTGATGATGATGCAAACGCCTGGAACAAGCACTGCCACGAACATCGCCATCAACTACACCAACCAAGACGGCGTTGCCAAGACCATTACGACAGCGTACAGAGCCTCGGGCGGCATTGCTGTCATTGGACCCAACATGATCAGCACCTCCGGGGGCTCTGCAGGGCCGTTCTTCCCGCTGGCCGATGGTGACCGGGGCGTGCGGTCTGTTGAGTCTGTTCAGCTTGCGGCAGGCGTGGGCGGGTTCGGCGTGATGGTGTTGGTCAAGCCGCTGTTCACGATGTCCGCCAACGAGTTGTCGTCAACCGTTGAAAAAAACTTCCTTCGTGAGCAGGCAGCGTTGCCCAGAATCTACGACGGCGCGTTTCTCAACTACATCTACAACATATCCACCCAGACAAGCGGCTTGTTGCCGATGGTGGGTCAGGCGCAATTCATCTGGACACCGTAAGGAATCACCATGCCATTCAGTTCAATGGACGATCTCGTCAACGAGATCACAAGCGGCAAGTTCAACCGCACCGACTGGAACAAGATCACGGGCGGCACTACTTACACCGCAGGCCGGTGGTATGACTTCAGCGGCTTGAACGGCACGCCTGTCGCCAACGCCTTTGCGGGCACTGCGCTGGCGTGGAGAACCTGCGACGAAACCACCGGCAACGGAACGCAGATCTTCGGCCTGCCGCACGGCGGGAATGTCAGCCCAAACACGAAGCACGTTCTGAACGTCAGCGCCATCACCTCCGTTGCCACGGGCGTCCCGGCGCAGTTGATGCTGGTGGACTTGCAGGGCTACTGGCCCGGTATCACGAACAACTCGGCCACGGCACAAACCCTGACGGGCACGCCCAGCCTGCGCTACACCAACGGGGCCGGGTGCAGGTTGTTCTGGGCGCAGACCGCCGCAGCGGGCGCCACGGCGCAGAACATCGCGCTGAGCTACAGCAACACGGTGCCAACAGCAGGCAGGACGCTTCCGGTGACGGTCGCCATGACGGCTTCCGGCATCGTGGGGCACATCTCTCACTCAGGCACCGCAGCGAACAACTACGGCCCATTCCTGCCCCTGGCATCGGGCGACACGGGCGTGTCCACGGTGGCGACGGTCACCTTCAGCGCGGCCAACACGGGCACCGGTGCGCTGTGCCTTGCCCGCCCGCTGCTCACGCTGCCGCTGACCACCGTGTCCGTCGCTGCCGAGCGGGATCTACTGAACCAACTGCCGAGCCTACCCCGCGTCATGGATGGTGCCTGCCTCACGTGGCTCTACTTCGCGGGCGCGGCTACGGCGGCGGCCACCAACTTCTACGGCGCGGTCGAGGTCGGCTGGGGCTGATCGGGCATGGCTCTCAAGACAAACACCACGCTCCTGGCGCAGCTACCCCTGCGCCTGATCGGCGGCTCGCCTGGAACTTTCCGTTCCATGTGGAGGCGTGGTGACCGGATGAACCAGTCCGTAGGCCAGGGCATTCCGTCCAAGCTGGCAGGCGTCCCCTCCGGGCACTTGGCGCCATCGTCGTGGGTGCTGCCGTACAAGCCGGGGGCGATGTCGTCGTTCACCAATCTGGTGGTGACGGTCACGCCGGGTACGCTGAACCTCGCGGCGGGCGTCAATATTAACGGCTCTACGACGGTCACGATTACTGTCAACCCGGCAGACGGGCAACTGATCGTCTCGGCGGTCGGCTCCACGTCGATCACGTTCAACCTTGCGGCCAACTTGGCTGGTGCCCTGTCCGCATC